GCCTATGATCCATCCGTTCACGAAGCCCCCCTCGTCATTGGTCATCCGAAAACCGAAGACCCGGCATGGGGCTGGGTGAAATCCCTGTCGCTTAATGGTTCCGATCTGAATGCCGAGCCGGGTCAGGTCGACCCACAGTTTGCCGAAATGGTCGGCGACGGGCGCTTCAAGAAGGTTTCTGCCTCGTTTTATCTCCCTGACTCACCGAATAACCCGAAGCCGGGTGTGCTTTACCTGCGCCATGTCGGTTTTCTGGGCGCACAACCACCTTCCATTAAGGGGCTGAAGCAGGTCTCGTTTAGCGAGAAAGAAGAAGGCGTCGTCGAGTTTGCCGACTGGAGCGATATCACCAACGCCTCGTTGTGGAGCCGTCTGCGTGATTTCCTGATTGCCCGGTTCGGGATTGATGAGACCGACAAAATCATTCCGTCGTGGCAACTGGATTCACTGCGTGATGAGGCTTATCGCGATGAACCAGTCAAAACCTCAGATTTCAGTGAACGTAATCCATCCCCTCAAAAAGAGAGTAACGCAATGACCGAAGACGAAATCAAAGCGCTGCAGGCGGAAAACACCCGTCTGAAAGCCGAAGCGACCCAGCGGGAAGCGCTGGAAGCGAAGAGCAAGCTGGATAAGCTGCACGCGGACAACGTTTCCTTTGCCGAGAAGCTGGTCGGTGCTGGCCGTCTGACTCCTGCAGCAAAGCCGGTTGTGGTGGCCATTCTTGATGCGGTAGCAGGTGGTGACAAGCCGGTTGAGTTTGCCGAAGGCGATATCCGCACCCCACTGGCAACGGCGTTTAAGACGCTGCTGGACGGCACCGCCCCTGTGCTGAATTTCGGTGAGCATGCGACCAAAGACCGCGTGGACACAAATACCAAAACGACTTCAGCGGAGTTTGCTGAAGCCGACCCGGACCGTCTGGCGCTGCATCAGAAAGCGCTGGACCTGTCGAAAAAAGAAGGCATCAGCTACGACGCTGCTGTCTCCCGCTGCCTGTAATTAAGGAGAGAACATGTCTGATTATTTAAAGGGTAAGCGCGTCGTTGATCCGGTGCTGACCAGCATCGCACGCGGTTATAAAAATGCGGCCTTCATCGGCGAGCGCATCTTCCCAATTGTTGAGACCGATAAAGAAGGTGTGACAGTACCTACCTTCGGCAAAACGGCATTCGTTGAGTTCGAAACCCAGCGCGCCGTGGGGGCAGACAGTAACGTTCTGGTGCGTGAGAAAACCGGGAGCCTTGACCTGGTACTGAATGAACACGATCTGGCTGCACCGGTGGACTATCGGGAAAAAGCCGAGTCAATGTTCAACGAAGAATCCAAAGCCATTCGCCGCGTAACGAATGGCGTCAACCTGAAGCGCGAGTTGTATGCCGCCCGCCTGGCTCAGGATCCGAAAGTCTATGTACAGGGGAGCGTCAAGGCCCTGGCCGCAGCTGAGCGTTGGGTTGGCGGTAAAGGTGATCCGATTGGTGTCATTGAAGCCGGTATCGAAGCGGTACGTAACAAAACCGGCCTGCGTCCGAACCTGATGACTATGGGAGCCAGCGTCATGGCGCTGCTGAAGTTCCACCCGGCGATTCAGGCGGCGATTGGCGCTAACGAACGTAAGCGGATCACCCTCGAAATTCTGAAAGACCTTTTCCAGGTGGAAGACGTGGTGGTCGGCGAACCGGTATCCATGGCCTCCATGAAAGATGCGCAGGATAAGGACAAAACGCCGTCCGATATCTGGGCCGACAACCTGATGCTGCATTACGTCGGTAAGCCCCAGCCAGGAACCACCAGTGCAGATGAAAACGAACCGTCGTTCGGCTACACCCTGCGCCGTAAAGGCATGCCAGTTGCCGATAAGTACGACGGCGCAGGCGGCAAGGTGAATTACTGCCGTTATACCGATATCTACAAAGTTGCCGTGGTCGGTGGCGATGCCGGGTATCTCATCAGCAACATCGTGAAATAAGGAGAGGATCATGGGTGCAACTCAACAGGTCATTCTGACCACATCGGTGACGGCGTTTGCCGCCCTGACGCAACAGCGCTTTGTCGGGGCCGATAATGCCCCCTGCAAGGCTGGTGCTGTCGCGCTCGGCGTAGCGGAAGTCGATGCCGCCGCCGGTGATATTGTGCCGGTGAACGTTCTCGGCATCATTGTCGTGGAAGCCGGTGCGGCAGTGACCAAAGGGCAGAACGTCCAGTCGGATGCGAACGCCTGCGCCGTTCCTCAGGTTCCCGCAGCCGGAGATACTCCGGCTGGCATGTCCGCCGGGATTGCGCTGGATGAAGCGCTGGCAGCCGGTGACGCCATCCGCATTCTGCGCGGGGTGTGACATGTACTGCACGCTTTCTGATTTGCTGGAGCAGATGCCGGAGCGGACGCTCATCGAACTGACCAATGAGACGGTGGGGTTTGATGAGCAACCTCCGGTCAACGCGACCGTGGTCGAGAGCTGCATCCGCTACGCCGGTGAACTGATAGATGCCCACCTGCGTGGGCGCTATACCCTGCCGCTGGCGGAGGTGCCGACCGTTCTGCGGGATATTGCTGTCACGCTGACCCGTTATCGTCTGTATGCCCGCCGTCCGGAAGGCGCTATCCCGGATACCGTCAAAGACGACAACAAAGCAGCCTGCCGCCAGCTGGAAGCCATCCGTGACCAAAAACTCACGCTGGGGCTGCAGTCCACTCAGAAGGATGTACCGGAGTCCGGGGAAATCCGGGCACGGTCACGCCGCCCTACCTTTGGCGGGCGCGATGGCTTACTGGAGAAATACTGATGAACGTTCTGCCCGTTATTGATGCGGTTGTTGTCCGCCTGAAGGAGAAGCTCCCGACGCTGGCGGTGGAGTATTTCCCGGAGAAACCGGCGGAATACCGCCTGAACCATCCGAAGGGAGCCTTGCTGGTGAGCTACGCCGGGTCGCGCTTCGACAAACCCAACGATATTGGCGCGGTGATCCAGCCCCAGACAATCCAGCTCTGTGTCACGGTGATCTTTCGTCAACTTAACGGTAAGCAGGGGGCGGTGGATGTGCTGGACGTGGTGCGCCGCATCCTCGGTGGATACACCCCGCCGAACTGCCGCCGCCGTATCTGGCTGACCCGTGAAGTGTTTATCGGTGAAGTTAAGGGGCTGTGGCAGTACGCGCTCGACTTTGCGACGGAGAGCGTCTTTATCGAAGACAGCGATTTACCGTTCGGCCCACTGTTAACCGAAGTGAACTACGAGGAGCGCGAGTGATGAAAGCACAAGCGACGAAAAATTACCGCTATTCCGGCCCGGCCAGTGGCGTCACGCTGTCGGACGGAACTGAAGTCCTGCTCTGGCCGGGGAAGACAGTATCCCTGCCGGAGGAGCATGATTATGTGAAGGTACTGGTGGCGCTGAAGCATCTGTCACCAGAAGCCGAAGAGACGCAGCCCGCCAGCCCACCGGAGACTATCCCGGTGAAACGCCGCAACGGTAACGACACTGATACGAAAGCGGAGGACACCCATGTCAGCTAACTATCTGCACGGCGTTGAAACCATTGAGGTGGAGAACGGTGCCCGTCCGGTTAAAACGGTAAAATCTGCCGTTATCGGGCTGATTGGTACCGCCCCCATAGGCAGCATCAACACCCTGGTACAGTGCCTGTCCGAGAATGATGCCGCCGCGTTTGGCAGCCAGCTTACCGGCTTCACCATTCCGCAGGCGCTGGACGCTATCTACGACCACGGCGCGGGCACGGTGCTGGTGATTAACGTCCTTGACCCGGCCACCCATAAAACCGCCGTGGCCGATGAAGTGGTAACGTTTGACAAAACCACAGGCAAAGTAACGCTCGCTAACCCTGTCGTCGCACAGCTGGTTCTGAAACCCGAGGGCGATGGCCAGCCTTACGCTGAAGGTGAGGACTATGTGCTTGATGCGCAGACCGGGGTGCTGACGAACCTCGGGAAAAGCATCGCACCGGGTGCCAAAGCGAAAGCCAGCTACAACTACGCTGACCCGACGAAGGTCACGGCAGCGGATATCATCGGTGCTGTCAATGCGGCGGGCAACCGTACCGGCATGAAGCTGCTGAACGACAGTTTCAATCTGTTCGGCTACTTCGCCAAAATCCTGATTGCCCCGGTGTTCTGTACCCAGAACAGCGTCTCGGTGGAGCTTATCGCCATGGCTGAAAAGCTGGGCGCAGTGGCCTACATCGACGCGCCGATTGGGACCACCTTTGCGCAGGCGCTGGCGGGTCGTGGGCCGGTGGGTACCATCAACTTTAATACCAGTTCAGACCGTGTCCGTCTGTGCTATCCGCACGTTAAGGTGTACGACGCGGCCACCAACAGCGAACGGCTGGAACCACTGAGCCAGCGTGCTGCGGGTCTGCGTGCCAAAGTCGACCTGGACAAGGGCTACTGGTGGTCGTCCTCCAACCAGGAAATTATGGGGATCACCGGTGTGGAGCGCCAGCTGTCAGCCATGATTGACGACCCGCAGAGCGAGGTTAATCTGCTCAACGAACAGGGCATCACCACGGTCTTCAGCAGCTACGGCAGCGGCCTGCGTCTGTGGGGCAACCGGATGGCGGCATGGCCATCGGTCACCCATATGCGCAACTTTGAGAACGTCAGGCGTACCGGCGATGTGATCAACGAGTCCCTGCGCTACTTCAGCCAGCAGTACATCGACATGCCGATTACCCAGGCGCTGATTGATGCGCTGACGGAGTCGGTCAACGCCTACGGGCGCAAGATGATTGGCGACGGTGCGCTGCTGGGCTTTAAATGCTGGTTTGATCCGGCACGTAACGAAGAAACCGAGCTTGCCGCCGGTCACCTGCTGCTGAGCTACAAATACACGCCGCCACCGCCGCTGGAGCGACTGACGTTTGAGACCGAAATCACTTCGGAATACCTGTTAACCCTGAAGGGGAATAGCTGATGGCTAAGATTGAGATTAACCGCATCACCAATGCCAACATCTATCTGGAT